GGTGGTGGCGGTGGAGGTGCTGGAGGTCCAGCAGGGGGCGGTGCTGGAGGATCTAGTATTGGTGGTGCTGGCGGAGCTGCAAGTAATGGTAGTGCCGCAATTATAAACACAGGATCTGGTGGTGGAGGTGCATGTGGATATTCCGATTCACCAGCAGTGATTATACCATCTACTATTGTAGCCGGAGGCGCTGGGTCTTCAGGCGTGGTCATTGTATCTTATTCATCTCCTACAACTTTATTTACAGGTGGAACCGTAACAACATCTGGCGGTAATCAAATTCACACATTTACGGGTCCGGGTTCATTAGCTTCTCTTAATGCTTATTCAATTAATTAACAAATAATCCTTATAAATACATGTATCACTATTTTTAATGGGAGTAGAAACAAATGGCACATTTCGCTAAAGTAAATTCAGACAATATCGTAGTTGAAGTTCATGCAGTTGACAATTGGAACTGTGTTGACGGAGAAGGTAACGAATCAGAAGCAGCCGGCCGTGCATGGCAAGAAAGCGTATTCGGCGTTCAAGAAGGCATTCGTTGGATTCAAACATCATATAATCACAATATTCGTAAAAACTATGCTGGTATCGGCATGACATATGACGAAGGTCGTGACGCATTTATTCACCCAAAACCATATCCAAGTTGGGTATTAAATGAAACAACTTGCCGTTGGGAAGCACCAATACCAATGCCAACGCCAGGTGAAGGTGAATTCTATAATTGGGACGAAGAAACAACATCTTGGGTATTAAACACAATAGAGTAATATTATATTTCACAAGAAACCCACCTTTTGGTGGGTTTTTTATTGCCTCACATTCCTACCAATAGGTGTATAATTGACCCAAATCAACTAGCATTCAAATAGTTTTATTATCACCTTAAAATCACTTGACATGTAGCATAAATTAGTGTATGATACTATATTATTAGGAAAATTAAATGAATATATTAGACAGTTTCGTTAGGCCTATTGAGATGTTTGATGTAAATAACAAAAAACATCGTGAGTATTATTTTGATTATATGAAAACGAATTCATGGGGTTATTGCCCTGTGCAACTCAAAGTACCAACTCAAGTGGTAAGTTTATCCACTTATGCTCGTGAACAATTAATACAATATTACATTAATAAAGAATTTACAAAATGATTAATAAAGACCTAGAATCTTATGTGACCGTGTTTCAAGGAGCTATTCCTCAGGAAATATGTCGTCAAACTTGTAGTGAATTAGATAAAGTGGATTGGCAACAACATACATTCTATAATGTCAATACCGATTCATACCATTCAACTGAAAAAGAATTATCGGTGTTTTTTAATGATGTTAAAACAAAACCTCAACTCATGCAAATGACACACACTTTACTTACACAGTATATGAAAGATTTGAATTTTCCATGGTATAGTGGCTGGGCTGGTTTTACTGATATTCGTTTCAATCGTTATACTGAACAAACCAATATGAAATTACATTGTGACCATATTCAATCAATGTTTGATGGTAAAATAAAAGGTATACCCACATTAAGTATTGTTGGTAATCTTAACTCAAACTATGAAGGTGCTGAATTCGTAATGTGGGACCAGGTTATTCCTTTGGGTGAAGGTGATGTGTTGATATTTCCATCAAACTTCATGTATCCACATTTAGTCAAAGATTGCACCAAAGGCACCCGTTATTCATTCGTATCTTGGGTTTATTAATGACAGACCAAGATGCTGAATTATATTATGGAAAGATGTTAGATTATTTTGGCTATCTTCCAAACTTTGAAAGAGAACCAAGACGATTTGCTTATTATGTTAGGTTATACAAATATCTAAATAGAGAATCAACCACAAGTTGATATTATTAATAACCCAAAAGGTGAATAAAATGTTAGAAAACAAAAAAGAAGATGTTAAAGATTTAGCAACTGAAGCTGCTGTATTGAGTTTAGTGCCAGAAGACATGCCTCCATGTAAAGACCAAGACAAGGCTTGCACAAAGAGATGGCTTGAATCAATATCAGATTGCGCTTAAAATAAACTTTATATAATGAATTTGTGATGAATATATTACCTGAAGTTAAACAAACCATAGACAATATCAAAAACTCAAATTACTTTTGGGTTGATTTGCCTATGACCATTTCTATCAAATATCTCAAACGAATACCCTTTACAGTAGCCATTGGTTCCAATGAGCTACTTGCCTATGTGTTAGCACTCAATGAAAATGAGGCCTATGAAAAAGTATATGATTACCTCAATTCAGTAGATGATTCTGATATAATTCCGTAAACAATATAAAAGAAAACCTAATATTATGATAAACATAAAACAAATGAAACCAGCAAGTAATATGATAACGATTGTTGAACCAGAAATCTCTGGTATTTTCCCAACACCGGTTTATGTTTCGCACATGGATAGACCATTTACACCTTCAGAAATGGAAATATTCCAAAATGCTGAAAAGAAAACTGTGTCAAATGCTGGCAACATTACAAGTGCCAATAATTATATTCTTAATGAGCCTGGTTTAGAAAATCTTCGTAATATTCTTACAGCACATGTAACAGAATTCGTTAAAAGAATTTATGTACCAAAACATGAGATGGTGCCATATATTACACAATCATGGACAAATTATACTAAAGAAAAAGAATGGCATCATAGCCATGAACATCCAAATAGTTTTGTTTCTGGTGTATTATACATCAATGCAAATGATGAATATGACAAAATTACATTTCAGAAAAAAGGCTATCAACAAATTAAACCCGTTTCAAGTGAGTTTAATTGGTATAATTCAGAGTCGTGGTTCTATACTGTTAGAACGGGTATGATTATAATGTTTCCATCAAGTACCACACACATGGTTGAAAACAAAGGTGGCGATAACACACGAATTTCATTGGCCTTTAATACTTTTTTCAAAGGCACCATGGGTGAAAACTCATCATTAACTGAATTAATTTTATAAGGATATATAATGCAATTACTTGAAGAAGATAGAAAGAAATTACATAATGCTTTAGTTGAGGCTAGCAATTCACTCACACGCATTGATGCTGAAAGAGATTTAATTAAAAACATCATCAATGATACAAACAAGAACTTTCAAATTCCAAAGAAAACAATTAAGAAATTGATTCGTGTTTATCATAAACAAAACTTCTCCGAAGAAGTGACTACACACGAAGAATTTGAAACCCTTTACGAGACCGTAACTAAAACAAACTAATGGTTATTACATGGGTATTAGTTGTGGTGTTAAATCACCAAATACTATACACCGAAGAATTTGATAGTTTTGAAGGGTGTCAAAAGCAATCACACTCAAAACTTACAGATATGAATAACCGAAAAGTTTATGCTGAATGTAGAAAGATAGTAAAGTGAAAGATTTTGATATTAAATGGATAGCCACAGCCTTGTTTATTACATCTGGCACATTCATTTCACTTAAATTACCTGGTATGCAATACGCATTTCCTGTATTGGTTACAGCTCATTCAATATTGGTCTATGAATTCTATTTCAAACAATTCAATAAGCCTTTATTGATACATAATTTATATTTTGCTATTGTAAATGCTTTTGCAACCTATATTTGGATGGTTCAATGACACCATCACAAAGAGCATTATATAAGGCGATTTCATATCGTATTGTTGTTTTAGCTGCAACAATACCTTGGGTTGGGTTTCATACAGCTATATGGTTATCCATAATGATGACAGTTTTATATTATATACACGAAAAGATTTGGCATAAAATTAAATAGGGAGATAATTATGAAGGTAGTGAAAGTATTATTAGCAACAGCGTTATTCTTTGGTTTGGTCGCAGTTATTCCGTTTGGTATTATTTGGTCATTAAACACTCTATTCTATACTGAAATTCCATACACTTGGCAGGCTTGGGCTGCTACAACGATTCTATCAACAATCGTATATGGCTCATCAGCTGCAAGTAATTATTCAAAGAAGAAAAAACAAAGAACCAGTTGGGGGTATTATGCCTAAAAACGAAATGCTAGGTCACCTAATTCATTCAAAACCAAACTCAAATCAGTTTGATGAAATGAATGTTCGTAAAGAATTTCTACGATTAATTAATGATTTCAAAGCTGATATGAATGGCGCAATCAATACCATATCTGATAGTAATGTTCGTAGTACCTTATCAGGTATATTTGGTAATCACATCGTTAAATTAGAAAACAAAATCTATTCATTGGAAGAAGAAATTAAATGATTCTTGAAGCAGCAACGGTTGGTATGATGTATATGGCTGATGCCACACCGACCAAGTCACCAGCTGATTTTCTAAACCCAATATCTATTGCTGTATCTGTTGCTGAAAAAGTATCTAATCATGTTGAAGAAAAAAATCAGCCAAAAGCTAAAACAGCTTTACCGCAAGAAAAGATAGATAAGTTTGAGGTTATGGCAAAAGAAGATTTTATTAAGGATGACCCATATAAAGATATGTGGAATAAAGATTGGATAAGGAAATAATATGTCATATGCAGATATGCTCAAAGATTTATTAGCAAAGAAAAACGAAAAGAACAATCAAGGCAAGAAAAAGAATGACCTGGATACAGGTAAAGGTCAAGTAAAAGACCAAGTTACTTCACACAAACCAGCCAAGAAATCAGCTGGTCGTGGGAGATAATGATATGATTAAAATAGATATGAAAATTACCCGTGAATGGAATGTCCAAGAGTGGAAGAGTTATTGGTTCAAAAGCTTCAAATGTTTTAATGTGCAAATAGTCAAAGATACCACACAATGGGTTCGTTTCCATGTGGCCTATCGTTTTAATACTTTCATTTTGAATGTTAACCTACTTGGCTATGAATTTGACCTATACATATGATAAACAATTGGTTTCCACCTGATGACGATGAACCGCCATTCTTAATGCCTGGTGAATTAGACCGCATGAAGCAAGAAGCTCGTGCTAAAATGCGTGGTCGCTCTGGTCAATCACTTGAAGATGCCATTAAAGACGCTATGGCACAACCACCAGTTCCAATTATATTGAAAGACCCAACCAAAGAGTGAGAATATATTTAAGAGGATTACCAGTAGAAGACGAATTAAGAAATAAACCATTGGTTGGTTCATTCTATCATGCTAAAAATGGTAAGTTTTCCCGTGAAGTATTTCCAACCTATGGTATTGCTAAGAAATGTTATAATGACCTTGGTGAAGCATGGATAGATAACGAAGAATTTTATTTTGAGGTCAATGAATAATGTTTATGTTTGATGTAGAAACTCTTGGTAAAGAATCTAATTCTGTCATTCTATCCATGGCCTGTATTCATTTTGATCCTGACAGTAAACCAACACCACAACAATTAAGAGATAATACTTTTTTCTGTAAGTTTGATGCTTCAGACCAAATCAAAAGGCTACATCGCACCGTTGGTCGCACCACTATGGATTGGTGGGCAAAACAATGTGATAATGTCAAGGCTAAATCATTTAGGCCAAATGTTGCGATTGATGAACGGTTTGAAGACGGCTACGAAAGAATGAGGCGCTGGGCTAAAAGTAAAAATGAACCTGATTCTTATGTATGGGCTCGTGGTAATTTAGACCAATTAGTCCTTGATTCTATGGAAGAACAATTACAAATAGAACCTATCTTTCCATTCAAAAGATGGCGAGATGTTCGTACCGCAGTAGATTTTCTCACAGGCACCACCAATGGGTATTGTAAAGTGAATTATCCTGGTTTTGACCCTTATTTACATATTACAAAACACAACCCAATTGATGACTGTGTGCTTGATGTCATGCAATTAATATATGGAGTAAAAGAATAATGTATGAACTATTTTATAATACACTAGAATTTTTAATTAACAAAACTGAACCGATTAATCAAACCTATGTAAAGTATGTACCTAAAATCATACGATTCATTCTATGGCCATTGACCCAAGTTATTTTAGGTTTGACCGTGACGATTGCGGTTGTGATTGCAGTCATATATAAACTATTTCAATTCATTAAAAAGGCCTATCAAAACTATGAGTGATTGCCTACACCGTGAAATC